AATCTTGCCATCTTTTTACCTTCCCCTGGGGCCTTTGCTTACGCGTGCCACTCCAAGCTGACACATGAATTTAAAATAAAAAAATAAAAAAATTGCTCAACTTATATTGATGAGCTTGGGTTTGGTACCGCAAAACCTTTTATAATGTAATACCTCTGATTGTTATCATTTGAACCAGTAACTGTCAAAGTTATTGTTCCAGTTGCAACAGTGGTTGTTGGATCAGCTGCAACAACAATACTGTTTGCTGTTGTGTGTTCATATCCTTCAACACCCATTAATCCAGTTGCATTAATACCATACTTTGTCAAATCGACATCAATTTCATCTGTATCATCAACTGTATTAATTGTTCTTATAACAATCTCATTATAAACATCACCTCGCTGTACACCAACAATTTCATAGTCTGTTCCCTCAATTAGCGCCATCTTTTAACACCTATAAAGCCGAACTCGGGTTTGGTACCGCAAAACCTTTCACAACTATGTACGTCTGATCATTAGTTGCTCCTGTCAGTGTCAGCGTTATGCTTCCAGTTGCAACAGTTGTTGATGGATCAGCTTGTGCTACCACTGAATTAGCAGTTGCTTGCACGTCTCCCCTAACACCCATTAATCCAGTTGCATTAATACCATACTTTGTCATGTCAACCACAATTGTATCACCAATATCTACAGTATTAATTGTTTTGATAACAATCTCATTATAAACATCACCACGTTGAACACCAGTAATCTCATAATCTGTTCCTTCTACTAATAGTCCCATCTTCGTTTACCCCCTTATAATATGTTGTCTATGAAACTATTAAAACTTGGAGCTCTCATCACAAGACATTCATAGATTTTCAACATAAACTTGTTACTATCGTTTGTTTTAGCAAGATCCTCATACGTCATATCTTGAAGAACTCTCATCTCAATATAATCAGTATCCAAGAAAAAGATTTGCTTAGCACCACTAGTATTACTCAAAAACATACTAGGAATAACCGGTACTGACCCTACCATAGTTTGTAATACTAACATTGGAGGGATTCCAAAAGGCAATTTAACTCCACCAACCAAGTCACTTGGCCTAAAATTAAAAGTGTCAATCATAATCTTTCTCAAATCAGTAACAACACTACTTGAAGCCACTGCGAGTTTTGGCCTACCACCATCATCGAAAGCGCTTTGCACTGTATCTTCAACATCATCCCATGTAAGAGCTGCACCATCCAAATCATTCTGATTAGTAGTATCTTGCAATTCTATAATACCATCAAACTGAGTCACATCAGTACTTGAATCCCCATTAATGATTAAATTTTCCTCAAGCTCTTTCAATGCTCTTGCTTTCATCAACACTTCTAACTGTTTAGCATTAGGTGCTCCAGCAGGACTGAACGAACCTTGTCCCATACCATTACCAGTAGGATTAAAACCTTCAACCATATAACTTGGCATTCCAGCTTGCATTGGACCAAGAACTCTTCCAATACTATACAAGAACTTGATACTTTCTGACTTCCTATCATAAGTATCATCTGCTTCAGGAAGCGCCGCGTCTGCAAGTGCAGTATAAGCTGATCCTTTTGCTGTAATAATATTATAATCCGCAGTCAAACCCATATTAGTCACTCTTGGGATTAACTCTACAAGAGGAGTCCACTTCCTACTTTGATCAGTAATTCTTGGATCCACATAAATAGGTACTAACGCGTAACCTGAAGTTCCAGTTCCACCAGCTGTTGGTCCAAGCGCTTTAGCCTGAATCTGAGCCATACCTTTCTCCATAACCCCTTTTAATTCTCCTCGAAGGTCTTGTCCAGTCCAACCATTGACATATGCAATGCCTGATTTTAACATACCGAATGAGGCCTCGTAAGCTCCAACATGATCAAATGCTCCACTTATTACTCCTGTTCCTAAATTTACCATCTTCATTTACCCCTTTATATCAAGTCAATTGGTCCAACAAAGCTATTTGCTTCAGTACCAGCTTGACTTGTTTGTGATTTGTTCTCTGCTCCTTTAGCTTTTTGTAGAGGTTTCTCCACAATTGCTTTAAGATCAGCATTTTCTTTTCTCAGGTCTTTAACTTCTGTAACCAGTCCATCAACAACAGATTTTAATTCCTTAAAACCTTTTTGTTCACCTTCTGGAGCATTAGTTTCTGCACCTTCTTCACCTTCAACGTTAGCTGCAGGTTTTCCTTCCTCTGGCTTAGCACCCTCTTCAGGTTTTGGGGTTGCTGCGCCAGCATCAGGTTCATTATCTTTTGTTTTTACCATTTGTTTGTACCCCTTAAGTTTTTTATCTTTCAGAATCGTTGATTCTTCAGGATTATCAGTTGCATATTTTATGTCATGAATTATTTCACTGAGATCATGTACGTATTCCCTTAATGAAGCTATTGATTGCTCTATCTCTGGGTGATTATGCACACCCATTGGTTTTTCATCAGTATGGATATGTTTACCATCTTCCTGATAAGACTTCTTTTCTCGATTCTTTATTTCAATATTTTCCATATCAGCACCTTCCTTAGATTTCATAAATTCCAAACTCTTGGCCATCACTGCACTCATTGTAGCCATCGGATTAATAGGATTACCTGTAAGTGCCACGTTTAAAAGATTCACATCATCTAATAATCTAACACTCTTCCCTTCACGATCCTCATTCATTGTCTTAGTAGGAACATAAGCAATAGAAAAAGCATCAAGCATCTCACTCTCAACATTACTCCAAATATCTTTAAAAGTCATAGTAACATTTCCCTTCTCATCAAACTTCTTCCAAGTAGGATTCATCTGCCACTTAACCATCACACCCTTCTCATCTCTACTTTTATCAACAGCTTTTCCAAGTGGAAGCCGAGTCTTGTTTGCTTCAGCATCCAACTTACTTTTTCCTCTGAATGATTCATGCTCAAAATCGAGTTTAATACTTCTACCATCAAATTGTTCCAACATACTATCCATACAAGACTCAGTCACCACGTCATTCACGAGGTCAAGGTCTCCTGTAGAAATATATCCCTCAACGAAGTACTCTTTCCCTTTTACTCCATCAATAGTCTTATAATTCAGCTTGTCACTATAGAACACGAATTCTTGATCATTTTTAATTGTCATAATATTACCTCACACTATAATGTATTTAAGTTTTTTTAGGGTAGAGCAAATTAATTATGATCTATCGAAGTATCAGCCTGAAAAGTCCAAGTACTCCTACAATTCACGTGCGCTGGAGGCACAGGCCCCCTCCACTCACCTTTAGGATCCACGAAGTCCTCATCCAGTCCAACTTCTTGACCATCCAATCTCCTACACAACGGGCTAGTCCTCGCATCAAGATGCGCAGAGTACACTTTTTTACCTGGCATACCACTCTTCATGTAACCATGAAGCCTACCAAAATTAGCAGCCCTATTACTCTCAGTTCTAGCAATCATGTTACCACGATTATCACCAACCTCAAAAACCTTAAGAATCTCAGATTTTAACTCATCTTTCCCTGAGCCATCCATAAAACCTCTCTGCATAACACCCCTCAGTTTCTCAGCAATATCATCATTCATACCCTTAATATTATCATAAGTGTACTCACTCATGTAATCAATAGCATTCTTATCAGGTAGAATGTTCCGGTTCAAGTCTTTCTCTGCTTGCTCCCACCCTTTAAGATAATTATTTTTAATAATCTGTTCTGTGATAGATTTAAGAGCAGTAATTCCAAGTAATGATTTAATTCTTGTCATGATCTCCTTGATTCCTTTCACTTCATTAAGTGTAGGCTTACCCATCTCCACATCTAAAAATTTAATAATAGCTTTCTCATTTTGTTTATTAACATACCTGATAGCTTTCTCTAGCCTAGTATATCCTGTTGGCCTCTCGCCTTCCTTAAGAATCAAAGGGTTAGAAGTTATTTGAGCTTTAGTCTGATTTTTTTTTTTAGGATCATCCTCGTCAGTTTCAGCTCTCTCCGAAGCATGTTCTAATAATTCAGCTTTTGAAATATCTTCATCATTAAGAAGTTTAGTTGCTCTTGAAACAAAATCATCAAGAATTTCTCTTTTTTTATCAGTCAATGCTTTAGTCTCTTTTTTTTTGTCTTCGTCTTCATCAGGATCTTCCTCTTCCTCAGCATCAGGATCAACAGTTGGTTTCTCAGGAGGCCCCCTCAAACCCTTCTCATCAACATCTGTCTGCTCATTATCATCAGGATTCATAGCATCATTCTCCCTCTGAGAATACCCATCTCCAAAAGTGAAATTATTACCATCTGACTGCATCCAATCCTTAGGAGCATCATCACCCCACTCCAGGTCATCCAATCCTTCACTCTTCCTGATCTCATTAATAGTTTTCAAACCTGAAGATGTCTGCAACTTATATAATTCATACTTTACTGTTTCCTCATCAACATCAAACTTCTTAAACACGAACTGGTACTTTGGCTTCCTTATTACTTTTCCGCTTGGAGTTTTTATCTCCCCAAAGTACTCAAACTCTGAGACTATACTCATGTTATAATTTGATTCCAGGTTTCTAAGCATTGGATTGATAGCTTTCTTCCTGAACACTTTTGATTGTACAATCTGATTCGCTGATCCTTTTGCATCCTCAGTATATCCAAGCTCTACTGCAGTAACACCAAAACTTGCCCAAACCATTTTAGTATACCACTTCTGCTTCTCAATAACTTGCATCTCACTTGCACTGAACTCTATTCTTTGAAAAGTAGGAGTCTTATTAACAATAGGAACCTTATTCATAATCTTCTTCCATGAACCAAACTCATCCTTTGTCCTTTGAGTCTCGAACCATTGTTCCTTAAAAGCTTTTATCTCATCCGCATCTGACTCATCCAATCCTATGATTCCTTTTGGAACATTATTATCATTGTAGTATTCGAGGTCTGACTCAATCATATAAAGAAGCATTTGCAAACTCTTAGCCAAGAATTGCACTGGACTGAACCCGTAATGATCATCAGTCCTCTTCATCTTCTCAATCCAAATAATCTCCCTCCTACCAAAAGGAACAGGTATCGGTCCCGCAATCCAACCATACTGGAAGTACGCTGCTCTCTCCCTAGAACTACTAGCAGTTATCTCAGTATAAGGATTAAGATACTCTTGACCCACTGAATCATCCACTATCCTATTAGGCATAATAATATCATCCCTATTAGTAAACATTCCATGAACATCAGGATTCTTAGTAAAAGTCGCACCATCCCTAGCAACAACCTCAACCATCTCCTCCTTCATATTAAAAACTTTATTTAGAACTCCACTATTAACCTCAAGGATATCTCTCACTGGCATACGAATAAAAACTTCCTCAAAAGACTCACGATTAGTATTCGGGTTTAAAAAGAAATTCTTTATATGCTCCTTCTCAGCTTCATCCTCCTGATCTTCCATACCATCATTCGGCACAATATCCCAAGGAATACTAGCAATCTCATCAATAATAGTAGAAATACACATTTCAACATACGGAGTCTGCGCGAGATACCGAATATAAGTCATGTTTGCAAATCTCGGGTAACCAAAAGGCGGCTTATACAAGAATTTCGGGATATAACCTTTATTAATCCCCTCTCTCGTACACTCATTAAGAGAATCCACTATTATTACAGACTTCTTTGAGAAGCCAAGCCAGTCTTTGAATGATGTCATAAGAGTGATTAGTGAGTTTGGAAGTTATAAGGATAATACCAATAATACCCAATACCATATTTAAACTTTTTTAGGGTAGAGCAATAATTACCCGAACCCGAAAGCTAAACCAGTATTATCCTTCCAAACAAAATAAACTAATCCATCACCATAATCAGGAGACTTATCAGGATCCACAACCTTCTTCTTATTCGCACTAGTCCTCTCCCACTTCTCAGCAATCAACTGAGTCCTAATCTTATGATTCTCAGGAATATCAATAAGGTTACCCCTCATAATATCCGCGAGCCTAAAATAGTTCTCAGCCTTCTTATTCATAAAAATATCCTTCTTAATAGCTTTCTCACCATAATGACAACCAACAACCTTAATATTCTTCATGTTCTTCTCAGATATAACCTCTTTCAACCTACTAAGCGGCCCACTTCCTATCCCTATCCTATCAATATTTATTCTTCCAAGAACACTAGGCTCAATAAAGTTTATAGTAATATCTATAATCTTACCAACCACCCTCATCGGGTCACTCTTCGCCTCACTATACGATCCAACCACTTGATACTTGTTCTGCCACTCAATACCCCAAAAGATAACAGTCTCATCAAGACCCATCTCCGCAGGATCACAAGAAACAATCTTCTTAAACTCCCCAATCCTCACCAACAAGTTCCTCTTCTGACTCAAATACGCTCCTGAACCCATCTTAGTCCTATTACCCTCAAGAATCTTTAAGTCATCAACGTACCCTGTTAACCTATCCTGAAAGTTAAACCTTGTTCTCTCCGCCATTTGTATCCATTCAAGAGAGAACAAGCTATCCTCTGACTGCTCAGGGAACTTAGACTCATATAAAACAGTGAACTCCAAAGGCAGCAAGTCCCTTTTTTGCTGCATCACGAACTTCTCAGTAGTCCTACCCTCCCTCACAGCCTGCTTCCAACCAATCTGGATAACCTCCCACTCAGGATTAAGAGTATGATCATACGCCTTATTATCCCTCTTCCAAGGATTATACAATTCTATCTCAATTGATTCTTCAGGATTATCCCCAAGCATCCTACTACTCTTAGTATAAGCAGCCCTATTAAT